TTACAAGAGCAGTTGCTTTCTCTGCGGCTTCGTTCGCTTCTTTAACCTGTAGATCTTTAACATCTACAACTTTTAGAAGTTTAGCTGTCTCTGATTTTTCATTCAAGTAGCTATTAGCATACTCGGATGCAAAACTTTCAAACAGCTTGCGACCGAAGTCATTTTTACGTGCAGTTTCGATATCTTCTTTAAGTGCAGAAATCTCTTTGTTAAGAGTTTTTCCAACTGTTTCAGATACCAATTTTGCACCCTTTTCAATAAAGGATGTTTTCACTTTATTGAAGTGTTCCTTAGCTTCACGAATTAGTCTAACTTTCGTCTCAGCTAGGTCTTTCTTATCTTCGTAAAACTCTGCGATTTCCTTAGATAGAGCCTCTACTACAAATTCTTCAAGTTTAGCAAAATTAATTGCCATTTTCTTTTGGTCTTCGTGTAGTTCAGAAACTTCCTTGCCTAATTGATCAAAAACAAATGCTTTCATTACATCTGCGTTTTCACGCATTTTAACGGCATACTTAGCTTTTGCTTCAGCAAGTGATTTGCGATCCTCAGCAAATTCAGCAATCTCGTCCGAAAGACGCTCTTCAAGCATTTTATCAATAGCTTCCACCATTGTTTGCTTGTCGTGTTCGTATTTCGAAGCGAACTCTTCGCGAAGTTCAGCTGTAACAGCTTGTTTATTTTCACGAATTTTTGCTTCCCACGCTTCTTCTATTTGTGCTCTGACTTCTTCCGAAACAACATCGTTTTCAAAGAGTGTTTTCAGTGCATCTATCATACTTTTCTCCTAAGCTATTGGAGTTTGTTGATTATATTAATCAACGATTCCTTTAGATACTTTTGTGCCTTTTCATCATTTTTTGTTGCCTTTGCAAGTTCGTATGCCTTGTACCCTCCACGGGCGTTCATTAGGTGTTCGTAGATTGGCGTAGGATATGCTCCAGGAGCACTTGGTTGTGCCACAACGTCTACCGTAATTATTTCGAATCCGGCAACGTTTCCGCCGCCGTCGACTTCACCACTACCTCTCGATGAAACGCCTAGTTTAACGCCGCTTTCAAGCATTGTTTTAACTAGTTGTCCCATCGGGGTTGGTAAAATTTTTAGTTTCCCATAACCATTGTTTTCTTCCATCCACATACTAGTAATCATATGTGAAACTCTATCAAGGTTAATGTTTAGGCCTTCAGGATGATCAACTTCACCGAGAACTGAGTAACCAGTGCTGATTTGATCATTGAGAGTTTTGACAGCCCTACCAATTTCCTCCACAGGATACACACGCTCATTTGCGTTTCGTACACCACCTTGGATACAAATACCTTTCATATAAAGGTCTTTGCCACCGTTTTGGTTATCGGCAGATTCAACGACCATCTTCGCTTGGTCAAATGTCAAATTCTCGCTCAGTAAATTCATCTTTACTTTCCTAATATACTAACAATTAAGAGCCAATTGTTGACTTTTTATTGTCAGCTGTTTCGCCTGCGCCTTTTTTCTCAGCGCCATGGCCTTTTGGCATAGTTTTGTTTGCTTTAGCCGCTTTTCCACCTGGTACGTTAATGTTGCCCATATTGTCCTCTTTTGCAGAGTTACCTTCTAAGCCACCTGATGTACCACCTGTATCAGCGTCTCCACCTTTTACGATATTTGCAGTTGTTCCGCCCATATCGTTTTTGCCAGCTACTGGTGATTTTGTGTTATCGCCATTGTCACCTTTTTTAGGTTCATTTGACATTTTATTCACGTATTCACGCATTAGTTCAGCATTTGATTTTGGAGCAGTTGATTCGTCAACTTCTTCGTCGTTTGCTTCATCAACTTCTTCGTCAGTTGCTTCCATGCCAAGCATATCGATGCCTTCTTCAGCATCGTCATCGCCTTCGTCTCCAGCATCCATATCCATGTCGCCGCCTTCTTCATCGTCGCCGCCATCGTTGTCGCCTTCATACTCGGCTTTTAATGCATCTAGTTCTTTTTCTAGATCCATCATTCTGTCTTTTAGATCGTCCATTTCTTCTTCATGGTCTGCATCACCGTCTTCGCCTTCGTCGTCCATGTCCATTTCGATGTCTTTTTCAAAATCATCACCTGCGTCCATTGGATCTGCTTCTGGTGTTACAACTTCTTGATCTAAATCAAAACCTTCTTTTGTTTCTTCGTCGTCTGACTCTTCAACTTCTTCGTCATCTGACTCGTCAACTTCTTCATCTTTAGATTCGTCAACTTCTTCGTCTTTTGAAGCTTCATCTACTTCTTCATCAGATGCTTCATCAACTTCGTCATCTTTAGACGCTTCGTCAACTTCTTTGTCTTCTTCCTCTAGATCATTTTCTAGTAGGTTTTCATAAATTTCTCTTGATTTTTCTACAACGATATCGTGGAATAACTCTTCAGCACCAGCACGATCCTCGTTAACTAGTTTTTCGAGCATTTCCTCGAATTTAGTTAGGTCTGCCATTATTTTCTCCTGTGTTAATAGTTTAGTTTACCTATGGTAAGGCTGTCAATATTATTTAGTTATATTATAATATTATACTGGAAAATACGCCAAAAACAGACAGTTTTTGACAAATTTTATAAAATATTGAAAGATTTACAAAAATCTTCCTTATTTACATGAGTTACGTTACTAAATTTATCTAAAGGTTCTGGTATAAATCCTTTTTCTAGTATCACTCTTATATATCTCTTTTTGTCATTTTGTTGCATTATTAATGTAGTTTGGCGCAACCAATTACCATAATATGTTGCAGTATCGTGACTACCTTTGTAATTTTGAGTACCGCTATACAAGTTATTAACACGTTTATGTTCAGGCCCTATACCTCTAAAGTCAAAACCAAGTATATAAATTGTGTTGTGATTGTGTGAGCTTGCAAGATCTAATGCTGTAGGGCCGCTACTCCATCCTTTACTCGGAGTAAAATAATTTAATCCTTTGTACTTTTCAAAGGTTTTGTTATAATTTGTCCATACAGGTCTTTTGTATTGGTAGTTACGGTGCACAATTTCGTTCACCATTTTTGTATCAACTGCTACAAGATAGTCAGGATCAAAGTCTCTATAGACTGCATTGCAGGCATAAATTGTTCCAAACTTTTTAAGTGATTCTAATGGAATCCCGTCTCGGGAAGTACCGTTACCTAATACAAATGCTATACTCAATTATCACGCTCCGCCAGCCTCCGCGTTTGCCGCTAATCCATACATTTGTCTAACAAAATGTAATTCCTTTTCTTGTTCTTCTGTATGAATTTCAGATGCTAGTCTTGCACGGTTAATCTGACTAAGTGTTAATCGAGTTTTACGTGTGCTATCAAAGTCAACCGGTGAGTGATCATATTGAGGATCATATTGCTTATCCTCAACTGGCTCAATAGTTTCACGGTCAAAATAAAATAGTTCTCTTAGGATCATAATGTATTTATACTGTTACGTCAGTATTTCCTTCTGCTGGTGCGCCTGCATCTCCTGTAGCGGTTTCTGGGCCTTCTCCTGTTCCTCCATCAACTGGTGCATCACCTCCTGGAACTTCTGCATCCATTCCAGACATGTCAGCATCAATACCTGCACTGCTTATACCTGCTCCGCGCATTTCACCTGCCGCATCTGTTGGTAGTGGTTGTAGGTTTTCATCATTTTCCTCTCGCCATAGTCTTTCATTCTCTGCAAGCTCTTCTTCACTTAATCCTAAGAAACGTTTCATAGCAAAACGATTAGATATGTATGGTATTGCACTCATTTGAGTAAATGTTGGAATACGTGCATTATCAATTTCACTTTGTCTATAAGCCGCAAAGTTTTGTGGCGGTTGGAATCTAATGTCAAACATTGCTGTATCAATGTTTACACCCTTTTCTAAAAGATATCTTTTAAATTCGTTATTTAAATCTTCTACAAGAAGTCCTTGAAGTCTTTCACAGTATGTGTTAAACCTAAGTTCTTGAATGTATGCAGTACCAACACGCCCATCATTATATTGTGAAGCTGAATCATCCGCTCCAGTTGGTAAGTACGAGCTAGGTATACGTAACCCGCGTACAAGTTTATTAGTGAAGTATCTAAGATCATCAATTTCTCCTAGGTTAGTACCGCCTGGAAGTGTTTCAACTTTAGATCCTCTACCTTCCGCAGTTTGTGGGAAGAAGTAGTCTTCATTGATTGACAGTGGATTATATGAACTGTCTATGACATTTGTACCGCCACCTGTCGACGATGGGATACGTCTTTGGTGTATTTCCGTTTTAACACGCTCCACAAACTGCATAGCAAGGTGTGAAGGCATGTTGCCCACATCAACGTAGAATACTCTGCGCTCTGGTGCACGTTGGACACG